CTAACAAGTCTTGTTTAATTTCATCATCAGACCAACCCATGATTTGTCTATGAGCACGTGTCATTGACATTGCACCGAAACCATTTCCAGCGTCACTAACAGCATCCTTGTATAAGGTAACCTTCTGTTGGTCATGTTCAATCTTAAGCATTTCAGCCTGTGTTGATGGGTTATTCAGTGTAAGACTAAAGTTATCTAAATCCTCATCAAATCCCAATAAGTACAAGTGTATGATAACAATCTTATTTAACTCTTGTAACATAGCTTGTTGAATCCTATTGATTGTTCTAGAGAAACGTATATCTTGCAATGCTAAGTTTTTACCCTCACCAGTTGGTTCTTCAAAACCTAAGAATGATTTTGGTACTCTTAATGCAGTAAATAATTTTCTTTGTAGGTATTCGATATCGGCAATTTGGTCTAGGTTTGTAGCACCTGGTAGAGTATCGATTGGATTCGGAGCATCTTCACTTCTAACTGGAATAAAATAATCTTGGTCGTTAGATAATTGATTATATCTCAAATCCATCTGACCCGTTTGTGGGTCAACGATAGGTGTTCTCTTAAACCTATTTGCAATTGCATTTACATATGGTTCAACATCCTTATCATCCATATTACCAACGTATATCTTATAAACTCTTCTCTCTGGGGCTCTAGTTACACGATAAACCAACATTGCGTCTTCCGATAACAATAATTGTTTCCATATTCTTCTAGCCTTTTCCAACACAGATGTACCGTAAGGTAATCTTCTGTCGTCACCCAATAATCTAAAGTGGGCCATCTGCCAAGAATTAAATTCAACATCTCTACCTCTCCAATAAAACTTAACCTTATCGGTTCCAGATTCAGCGTCTGTTTGTTGCGTTAATGTATCAAACAAGCCAGCCTCTCTTCTTTCCATCTCATAATTCGGCATCTGCTTAGCACCAACAACACCTCGTCTATCATCGATATTAAGATATACAAAGTTATCACCATACTTACAAGTATTCCTAGTCCACATTGGTAATGATGTGTGAATATCTAACCTATTGAATAGAAGGTCTTCGACGATACCCTTAACTCTTTTGCTTTCGGAATAGACATTAATCATTCTACCGTTTGAATTAAGTGTTGTTGATTCTTCCATCATAATATCCAACGTTGCGGCTATCTCTGGATAGAATTCCATGGCTTCAAAATCGGAATAGGAGCCTATTCTAGTTGTTTCATAGTTAATAGCTTGTTGGAATAATCCATGTTCAACCTTTTTCCATACTTTGCCTAAGTATTGATTTTGTTGGGCCTGAAGTTTAGCTGTTTCATACTCAGCTTTATCAGTGGTTTTTAATAGAACATCTTTCTTGATGTTATATCTCTGCGTCTGAGGTTGAATATCTTTTGTTTTTATTCCATCTGGGCCTAGTATTTTGCCAAGTTTTTGGAACACTGTTAAATTTTGATTTGCCATGTTTTTTTAATTAAATTATAGTTCTTTTATTATAAAAATAAAGGTTATTATCTCGACCCACTAAACAACCACATATACTGACCAGTAGGGTCTTGCATATTTTTTGATACGATTGGGTGAAAATTCGGTCTTTGTGCCGCCACTTTATGTCTATTCTCTTTAGCGACAAACCCTGTTCCACGTGCAACATCGGGTGTTATCTCATTCGGTTTAGATGCTCCAAGCCAACTACTTAACATAGCTTTGGTTTGTTTCTCTAATCTCTGAAGGTTTTTAAATGCGTGTTCAAGGACCCATAAGCACATAGCCATGGCCATTATCAAGTCATCATGATAACCGTCCTGATGGTCTGGTCGACCATTTTTATAAACGAAGGTTTTCATCTCGCCAGTAAGTCGGCTTGAGCGTATCTTAACACCATCGGTTCTGATTTTTTCTTCAAAATTTGAAATCATTTGAATACGAATGGTACTGACCTGAAGACCTGGCACCTTGTTGTCCTTGTTCATAGCTTGCATCTTCTTATGCTTCGCTGACAAGATTTTTCCGTTAGGTGTATCGTAGTGAAGAAGCTTGTAATCAAACTCCAATAATTTTAATACAGTAGAAACCCCCATACCACCAGTAATATCAACCACGGTATATGCGTTATACATCAACCCATATTCCTCGACTACTTGGGCTAACAAATCTGGCGGTATTTTACCCTGATACTCCATGACTTGTTCCATGGTGGTAAAATCTAATATGACTATTGTAGAGGAATCCTCACTGTCACCTCTCGATACGTCAACGCCCATGATATACTGATGACCTTCTTCTGGGAGAGCCCAGACCCAAATCTCATGTTCTAACCCTTTTATATACATTGGGTCTTTAACATTCCGTATATTTTGATTTGCAATATCTTTTTCGTTGATTACATTACCACCAGAACCCACAAATGACACGTCAAGCTCTTGGGCTATCATTCTAGCATCATTGTTCATGCTACTACACATTTCCTCATACCATGGCGAAGTAGGCTTGTATTCGTCTAAAATCATCTTCTCGTATGAATTAAACGTGAAAATGGTCTCTGTTATATCTTCATCACCCTTTAACCACCTTAATCCACGATTATATCTCATATCTTCATACCATTTCATTTCAACGATATTGAATTTATTCTTTTTAATCTTAGCTCTACTGTATGTCTTATAATACAATTCGTCTAGACCGTTAGGTGTTGAAATAAGAGTAGCTTTACCACCAGTACCCAACGCCGTCAAAGCGGCACCAAATACTTCAGCTCCATTATCAATGTGAGCCGCCTCATCCATAATCAATGTTGTTGGTGTGAAACCACGCAAGGCATCCTTAGATGTAGCAACAGCCTTAACCCTACTACCATTAGGTAATTTGATTTCCTTTTTTGAATCAACAAGAAAGATTGATTTCTTTTCCTTTTCTTCATCACCATAATAATCAGGCCCCCAAAACCATCTTGGTACTTGAGATAGGAAGTCTTTTATCTTCGCTAAAAATTCAAACGCTAGTTCTTGTTTGTTTGCGATAATAAGTACGGCTTCTGGGTTTTCTTTAGCGGCTACGGCGATTTTTACAGCGTGGTATGCTGCGGTGGTTGTAGATACACCAGCCTGTCTAGGTTTGGTGATTAAATTATGCCTATGTTCCTCATAGGCGTATATGATTTCTTTTTGTCTTGGAAATAAAAAAAATGGGACGAACCCTTCTTGTGTTTTATCAAAGGTTACCAAATATGTTTCAATAGCATATATTGGGCTTTGTAAACATTTAGCAAACTCTAATAATATTTCTTCTCTTGTCAGCATATCAATAAATATGCTAAAACGGCATTAAAACCGCTTTTTGACGTTTTCTGAACTATAAAGCGTTTTTAGTGCTAACAAAAAAAAGCATCTAGTGGATGCTTTTTTGTTTATAAATACTGTTCGTAATCTTCGCCCTCATCTATGTCATCATCGTTTTCTGCGTTGCCGAGTGCTTCATTATATTCGTCATTTTTTAAATCAGCTTTGACGATATCGATTAATTGTTTAATAATGGCGGCGCCTTTTTTTGTGCCAGCTAATATTTCCCTCATTTGCTTATGAAATTCTTTCGCTGGTAACGCCGCTAACTCAGCGTAGACGTGGTGTTTCAGGCCAAAGTCATCACCGTCAATCATTGCCGTAAACCTACCCCATATTGCTGGACCCATTCTCATATCCCATGGTTCAGCTGCTAAGAAATCGGCTTTATTTATTATGTAATCAGCCATTTTTTTATCCTTTGATAAACCATGCGCTGATAATAATTCCATAACACCCTTAACAATTTCATGTATCAATACTGGGAACACCATTGCTTGTGCGTGTATAACAGCTCTTGGATTTTTTTTATTTGGAAATTCTACCCTTACAATACCACCAGTGATACCCTCATCTATTTTAGGAATTACATAATACATGTAATCAGCGGCTGACATCATCTTAGAATATTTATTCGGCAATTTAGGGTTAATGTCGGTTAATTCATCATCAACCATGTGAAACATATGGTTGCATTTTTTAGCGGCGCCTTGAATCATTGCGTTTAAAAATCTTCTCTTATAAACCTCGTCATTTGCGTTTACGATATCGTCATGGGAATCAATCTCCATACCCTCAACAGGCATTGGCTTCGGATTCTTTTTAGTTCCTTCTAATGAAATTTCTGGTGTTAATTCGGCGATGATTTCTACGACATCTTCACCCATATCATATTCTTCACGAATCATTCGTATAGCTAGCTCTTCCAATTCTTCTTTATGGTCAGATTCCAACGCAATGGTTTCATAAACCAACGGCATCATCTGTTGCACTACTTGTCCGTTGTCGATAGAATCAACATCGAAAGCTCGTTTGTATCTATTAACAACTTCTTTGAAACGCTCGCCCATTATCTTTTGTTCAAAAGAATCCTCATCGCCATCTGGTATTGCTGGGTGCTTACCTAATGAATGGGTTTGGTCCTTTAAATCTTTTTCCAAAGTCGGATGCATTCTTTCATTCATTCCATCAGGATAAACAAGAGACTCATTTAATGGCTTCTTTTTGTTCAACGCCATTGATAATGCTAACTCCGCTAATTTTTTATAATCGGCCATATTATTTTTTTATATCTTTAACTTTTATTATTTTTGTTTCACTTACAGGTGCTGGTTGTGGTGTTGCTGTGGTTACTGGCGGCGTTTTAGCCAATGCCTTGATACCAGCCACCAATTGAGATAACCCGTTTCTAGGAACACCAACCATTTCAGCAAACGCTGCTATTACCTCTCTTTTTGCGAGTGGGGTAACGATTGTCTTAATAATGCTATCAGGAACCCTTCGTTTAATGATATCCATTAACTTCTGAGCTTTAGCCTGTAACTCAACATCATTCTCGCCAGTAGAATCGGTGGCTACAGTCGTTGGTGCGGTATCTACCTCAGTTACATTACGCTTCTTCGTTTGACCAAATAAAGCCTCATCGACATACTTCTTAAAGCTTTTAACTCCCATGTATTGTTCACCCTCACCCATTTGTGCTTGGGCCAACTCTTCAATTGTTTTAAACTTCCTTGCTTTTTTAGTTTTATTATTTACTATAAAGTGTCTATAACCAGCGAAGCTTGGGTTTTCATCCTCTAATTTATCTGGGTTTAATGTTGCCACCTCAGGGGCCTCAGGTTCAACAACACCCTCCTCAGCGATTGCTTTCTTAGCAATATTGTTTTCAAAATCTTTAGCGTCATAAATAATATTATCGCCATCATCATCGGTTTCATCCAACGAATAAACACCAATGGTTTTTTCATTGGTTGGTGTTAAGGCTCTGACCATTTGATATCTCTTTTCACCAATAGTAAATGGTTGAGAAATACCGTCTTTAGCGTCTCTAACGTTAGAAAGATATTGTAATTTCTTAACTTGATTTAAAGTACCCTCTTCATCAAGAACAGTAATGTTAGCGTCTTTTGTTTTATTAATATAATTCTGTACCGTCGGGTCTGTTAAATCTTTTTTCTTTATATTGATATTTTTCTTACTAGCAGAACCAGTTGTTGATGCTGTAGTTTTTGACGTATTCGTTTGACCAACGGTACCGATACCAGTCATTGAATCCTCAGATATTTTATTTAGCTTTTTCATATTTGTTACTATATTTTAAAATCAAATCCTTTTCATATAATTTAGCCTCTACTGCCTCTAATGTCTCACCAAATTTAAAACATAATCTATGTTCAGGGTAAGAATCGTAAGCATTTATATTTTCCCACGATAATGCCATTACTCCATCAACTGCGTCCCATACGGCAAAGGTATCACTGTTTTGAATGACATCTAATTTTAAACTAGATTCCAACCTACCCACATGCTTAATAAATATGTCATGTGGTGGTTCTGGTCGGCCAGATGCTGGGAAGGTGTCCCAATCTTCACCGTCAATACCCACCACTGTATCG